ATGTCCATGGCGGCCTGCTCGCGACCCTGACGGCCTGGTGCGAGCAGCGCGGCATCGCCTACCAAGGCGTCCCCGTCGGCACGATCAAGCGGTTCATCGCCGGCAAGGGCAATGCCGACAAGCAGGCGGTGATCGCCGCGGTTCGCGCTCGCGGTTTCAATCCGGCTGACGACAACGAGGCCGACGCGCTCGCGATCCTGCTGTGGGCGACCGAGACCCAGGGAGGCGTGCGATGACGCGGGTCAAGCTGCCCGACCGTCGCGCCGCGGTAACTGTCAACGTCGAGCATGGCGGCACACGCTTCACCGTGACGATCGGATTCTATCCCGACGGACACCCCGGCGAAGTGTTCACCCACGGGATGCGAACCGGATCGAACCTCGATGCGCTCCTCGCCGATGCTTGTGTGGTGATGTCCTGCCTCATTCAGCACGGTGTCGAGCCACGGGATCTCGCTGCCAGCATGGGTCGGCTCGGCAATGCCGAACCCGCCTCGATCATCGGCGCAGTTGTCGACCTGATCGTCGCAGCAAGCCCGGCGGGAGAGGCTGTGACGGAGGCCAACGCATGACCTGCGAACAGATCCTCGAGGACGCCGCCGCGATCATAAACGAGCGAGGCACGGCCTATGGCAGCGCATCCACGTCCATGGCGGCGATCGCGGCGCGCTGGTCGCTGACGCTGGGCCACACGGTCACGCCGGCGCAGGTCGTGCTGTGCATGATCGAGCTCAAGCTCGCGCGCCTCGCCCGGGATCCGAGACATCGCGACAGCATCCTCGACGTCATCGGCTACGTCACCCTGCTGCCGGAGGTGACGCCATGAGGTGGGCACCACGCGGCTATGGCGGCAGGCGCCGTCCGCCCGAGGAGGTCAAGCGCGAGGGCTGGCGGGAACAGGGCCTGCTCGCCGTCTCGGTCGACGACCAGCGACTGACGTGGCCCGAACGGGAGCTGATCCGGCAGATCGGCAACAAGCTCTTCGGCCAGCGCCCGAACGCCAGGAGAAGGGAATCATGTTGAGGGGTCGCAAACGAAAACCCGGCCAGCGTCATCCTTGCGGCAAGCGTATCCGAAGCGAGACCGAGAGAGAGGCCATGCAGACCGTCATCGATGCACGAAGGCGCCATTACGGCGTCACCGCCCGGCAGGCCCGTGACGAGCGTTTGGCTACATCGCTGGGCCGGCTCTCCTATCAGGACTTCATCAGTCCGGCGCAGTATGCGGCAGGGCTTCGGTTTGGCGAACTCTACCAGCGTCACCACCTGACCCTTGGCATGCCCGTGCCGCACCCGCGGTCGCCGGCAGGCCTGATGATTGCGGCTGGCTTCGGTGGCGGTGCAACCGCCGATCCCGATGACGAGTTGGTGGCCAAACTGCGTGACGCGTTCAACGCCGCGACCGACGCCCTTGACGCCTGCGACCGAGACCATCGGATGGCGGGAGGGCGCAAGCCATCGCTGCTGCTCTATCGGGTTGTTTGCGTCGATGAGGACACGACGCTGTGGCCCGAGGCCGATCTCGGCAATCTGCGCGTCGCCCTCAACACGCTCATACGGGAATTCCGGATGAGGGAGTGAGACTGCGAGCGAAATCATTCGCAGAGGTGCGCAGGATTACGCTCAGATGCGGTCACGACAAAAAAAAGAAGTGCTAATCGTTTTTGTGTTGACGGGATTCTGCGGCGCGCGTAAAAGTTCCGATATTCCAGTGTTGGACATGCGCCCGGAGCTAACGCCCCGGGCGTTTTCTTTTGGGGCGACCGATGCAGTTGGTCATCAACGCCCGAGATCAAGTGCTCATCAAGTACGGCAATCAGCTCGCCGCTCTCGGCGAAAAGCAAGCCCGCACCGCAATGTCGCGGGCGTTGAACCACGAGGGCGACAAGGGTCGCACGCAGGTCAAACGCGCTCTCGTCAAGCAGACGGGGATCAAGTACGGCGCGATCGACAAGGCGATGGCGACAATCCACTCGACGCAGGCGACTCTGACATACAGGCTCAAGGCGCGCGGCGAGGAAACCAATATCGCCTGGTTCGGCGGTGTACAGCGGGGCAAGGGCGTGTCGGCAGCGCCGTGGAACAAGCGACGTATCTTCGCGCACTCGTTCATCGTGCCGAGGTTTGGACGCGCGTTCCTGCGGCGGTCCAAGCAGCGGCTGCCGATCCGTGGTGTCTACGGCCCGAACGTCGCGCGCGAGTTGGTGAAGGATACGAGTGCAGCTGCGTGGCAGGCCGGCGTTGCCAACATCGTCGCCCGCATTGGTCATGAGATCGCACGCATGCTGCCGCGCTGACGTGCCGCGAGACGCATGCATTGGACGACCGGCACAGGAGGCCGTACGTGCGCCCACGCCGCGCCCGGCGGTTCGGCCAACCGTCGGACACTGTCGCACGGGCGGCCAAGTGTGCGGCGCAGCAAAGCCAAAAAGGGTCCTTCCTTCAAGGGGTTAGGGAGCGGGGGCGCCGCCGCCCGATAAACGCGCGTTTTTCCAAATCGAAAAACCTCAGTTTGGTTTGGTTTCGAGGCCGAATAGTCAAATGATTTCAATGCTCCGAGCCGAAAAACCCTCAGCCTCTTGGCCGGCCGCCAAGGTCGAAATCTGGGCCATCGAACGGCTCACGGCGAACCCGCGGAATGCCCGCGTCCATGGGCCTGAGCAGATCGAGCAGATCCGGGCATCGCTGCGCGAGTTCGGCTGGACCATGCCGGTGTTGGTGCGCGAGAGCGGCATGCTGATTGCCGGGCATGGGCGGCTCGAGGCCGCCAGGCTGGAGGGCATTGCCGAGGTGCCGACCATCGTCGCCCACGGCTGGTCCGAGGCGCAGTGCCAAGCCTACGCCATCGCAGACAACCGGCTGACGGAATCAAGCGACTGGAATGACGAACTGCTGCGGATCGAGCTCGGCGACCTGCAGGCCGCCGGATTCGATTTGACGCTCACCGGCTTCGATCAGGACGAGCTGGACAAGTTGCTGCTGACTGGCGCCGATCTTGATGGTGACCCTGACGACGCGCCCGAACCGCCGGCCGATCCCATCAGCCGCCCCGGCGACCTGTGGATCTGCGGCGAGCACCGGGTGCTATGCGGGAACGCCACGGTGCTGGCCGACGTCGAGAAGGTGCTGGATGGCGAGCTTGCCGACATGACCTTCACAGATCCGCCGTACAACGTGAACTATGCTAACTCGGCCAAGGACAAGTTGCGCGGCAAGAACCGGCCGATCCTGAACGATGCTTTGGGAGACGACTTCGGTACGCTGCTCTACGACGCCTGCGTCAACATCCTGCTGGTCACCAAGGGTGCAGTCTACATCTGCATGTCGTCGTCGGAACTTGACCGCCTGCAGAAGGCGTTCCGCGAGGCCGGCGGCAAGTGGTCGACCTTCGTGATCTGGGCCAAGAACACTTTCACTCTCGGGCGCTCGGATTACCAACGCCAGTACGAACCGATCCTGTATGGCTGGAAGGACGGCACCGATCATTACTGGTGCGGCGCGCGTGACCAGGGCGACGTCTGGTTCTTCGACAAGTCGCACAAGAACGATTTGCATCCGACGATGAAGCCGGTGGCGCTGGTCGAGCGCGCGATCCGCAACTCCTCCAAGAGCCGGGACATTGTCCTCGACCCATTCGGCGGGTCCGGCACCACGATGATCGCTGCCGAGCAATCAGGACGACGCGCGCGTCTGATCGAACTCGACCCAAGATACGTCGACGTGATCGTGACGCGCTGGCAGGGACAATCCGACCGTGTGGCCACGCTCGACGGCGACGGCCGATGCTTTGACGAGATCAAGGCCGGGAAGGTGGCCGCGTGATGCAGTCAAGAATCATGTCGCTTCTGGAGTCGATCGCGAATGTCGTTGTTGGCTTCGGGGTCGCCGTGCTCACGCAAGTGCTGGTCTTCCCGTTGTTCGGGCTGCACGCGAGCTTCGCACAGAATATCTGGCTGGGAATCATTTTCACTGCCGTGTCGTTGGCGCGGAGTTATGCATTGCGGCGATTGTTCAACACGAATCGACAAGAAGAGAACCCGCCAATGATGACGGGTTCCAGCGTGCCAGCCGCGCAGCAGTGATTATGCGCTGATTTTGTAGATCCGTCCTCGCCGCTCGTCCTTCTCCGAGGTGACGTTGAGCCCGAGCTTCTTCTTCAGCGCGCCGGCGATGGCGCCGCGCACGGTGTGGTGCTGCCATGAAAACGTCTCGGCGATCTCTTCGATGGTCGCGCCCTTCGCACGCCGCAGCATCTCGATGAGCTTGGCCTGCTTGCTGCCGTCGCGGATGCGGCGGACTTTCGGCTCCTTGGTCTTCGGGTTGGACGGCTCGGCAGCGGCCTCAGTGCTGGCGGCCGCATCATCCGTCTCGACTGCCTCCACCTCGGCCGCCGCGTCGCACTCGTCGATACCGAGGGCATCGAGCGCCTTCGGAGTCGCGCGCAGCGTCAGGCGGCCGCGCTTCTTGTCCTCGCGCCAGACGGTGTCCTCGCGCTTCGCCTGCACCTCCTTGATCAGACCCTTGTTGATCAGGCTGCCGAGGACCTTGGCGGCGGCGCCGCCGGGCAGCTTGGCGGTCAGCGGGTAGATCGACCGGTCCGTCCGCTGGCAGGCAGTGTTGAGAACGACGAGTTGGGTGTCGGTGAGCTTGGACATGGTATTGCTCCATCGGTAGCGTGAGGCCGCGACCATCGCGGCCCCGCTACTGCCCCGAGCCCCGCGACTGGATTATGCGGGGCGAGGCGTGGGAGCGTCGGCGTCTATGCGGCGTGTTCGCCTTCCTTGAAGGCGGCGTCCGTGATGTGCTTGAGCAGTTCAGCGTAGTGCGCCAGCGTGCCGGCGTGTCCCCAGTTGATGTCGTCGGGCGCGTAGCCAAAATGCTCGTCGCTCAAGGCCTGGAGCCGCGCGAGCATGGTGTCGATCTCGGCCTTGCGGGCCATGAAGGCGTCGAGGGCGGCGTGATTGTCGGTGCGGGTGCGCATGGCGGTCTCCGTTTGGTCGCCGCATTCACGCTTCACGCTCGGGCAAAGCCAAGCAGATAATCGGATCATTTGATTGCGATAGTGACGAGACACCGATCATAAAGTGATCCGGCGTAATGGCGCGAACATCTACCAACATGGGAGGTCATGACGCCGCCGGCACGATCGCCGTCGATGTCGCGGCCAAGCTCCTGATGGTGACGCCGGAGTGGATCCGGCGACTGTCGAAGGACGGTTGGATCGCCAAGTCGGAGCGCGGACGCTACCGCGTCGTCGATGTTGTCCAGGGTTACATTCGCTTCCTCAAGGACGAGGCACGGCGGTCGAGCAAGACGGCGTCCCACAGCCGGCTTCAGGATATTCGCACGCGGAAGGAGGAACTGGCGGTCGCGCAGGCCGAGCGCGAACTGGTCCCGTTGGCGGAGGCCATGACGCTGGTCGACGAGGTCGCCGGCGCCGTTGTGGCCCGCGTGAACGCGATTCCCG